ATAATCCCTCTGGATTCCTGTCTTCAAATCGCATGATGTTATCCTTTTAGGAACACGAACGTCCTCAGTCCCGATATGTTCGATGCCAGGAGTCTGAACTTTCAAATCATCTTCGTTGCTAATTATCTCCTCATCTCCAGCAATCGCTTTCACTTGCTTGATTGCCCACTTGACTGCGTTGGCATCGTCTTTGGACAGGTTATTGTCGTTTAGCTTGCCAGTTGCCAAGGCATCGCGGAATGCTGCATCAAGCATAGCTCCTCGTTGTGCTGCTGGCCCTGCCTCTCCTGCCTTGGATTCAAAGCAGGAGCAGGCGGCTAATTTTGGTAATAGTGAATGTCTCATATTTACAAATTCCTTTCTGCCTTAACGATTGTCTGTTGCGCTAAATGAATGGTGTGCGAGCCTTCACCGCTATTTTTTGCGTGTGCAATTAAAAGTGGCAGGCATTGTTTTAGGGCTACCATCAAATCCGCATGGCTATCGCGGAGGCTTGCGAAAGCGTTGCGGCCTTCACCGGCATCGAGTTGTTCGGTCGTTTGTTGTCTTGTTGTCATAAAGTTAGTTATTGTGTTTATTTATATTTTAGATAATTTATAGGTTAGTAATGCTAAGATTCCGAGGGGAACGATCAACTTTAGTGCTTCAAATGAAGCTACGATTAGGAAGAGTATATGGTCTGGAGTCATGTTTAATCGCAGTAGCAGGTTGCATTGCATTTGTAGATATGGATTCCATCCTTGCAGTCTTCTTCGCATGAGAATGTTTGACCCCCCATGCCATAAACTTGCCCAATTGCCCTTGCTGCTGACTTAGTGATTGATTTAGTTGTCGTAATGGTAAAGTCATACCATTCTGTGTTACCGGAGGCGGACATGGAAGTCCGCTCTCCCTCAAATGTGATTGTATCTTTCATTCTTGTTCTTGTGGATCGTCTTGTGGTTCATCTTCCATGCACCGAATTGGAGCATGATATTCTTGGTCTTCCATTATTTTGCCTTCTCAACTGCTTCAACGAATCGTGCCAAGCCAGTGTTAATTCGCTTTTGATATTCCTTATCGGTAATATCGCGCCATGTTTGACCTTCTTTGATCTTATTCTTCCCGACAAGGAATGCGTTTACTTCCTTTGAGTCTGCCAACGTAGCGGCAACTTCTGGAGTAAACCAATCTGCTTCCCATGATATTTCCTCTCCTTCAATCTCAACAATGATCTCCTTTGGAGGTTCTGGTAGTGCAGGCGCGTCCACTTTGGCCTTAAGCTCCTCTTGAACGATTTCAACTTTTGCTGCCTTGAGAGGTTTAGTATCGAAGTCTTGAACCTCCTCGGCCAAGTAAACGCCATTGAGACAGGCAGGATAGCAGGCTCTTACGCCTTCCGCCACAACACGGGCGGACAGCATAGCCCTTGCGTATTGCTTCCATGTTTGCTTTGAGGTTAGCCCAGCGTCCCTTGCTTGTTCAATAGTCCATTCAACAAGCAATTCACCGCCTTGTGCGTGACTAAACTTTGCGGATGCCTTGGTATCTGTTCGCTCAACCCATTGGATTTTTCCGCCTGCCGCTTGGAACCTTGCCAATGCCGCCTGTGACTTCAAAGCAGGTCGGCCTTGGATTATATCAAACTCGCTGGCAACGCTTGCAGGATGCCTTCCCTCGCTTTGCGCGACTAGCATAAGTGCAACCGCTTGGTCTGGTGTCTTGATGCCGAATAGGCCCGATTTAGTAATGGCCTGTGCCATTGCTTGAATGTCCGAAACGGACTGATTAACTACAATTTGATTTTGCATATTTATTTATGTTTATGTTTATGTTCTGAGGGGAACAAATTATGTGCGGTCAGTTTTATTTTATTTCCATGTCTGCAATGCTTTTGGCATCGCTTGTGTCTAATCCTTCGCTTTCAAGTTGCTGAACTCTCTTAACCCATTGATCATGCAATGGTGATTCTTCATGGCAAGGTGGATATTTCATGCGCGTCCAGTTTTCCTTTTGGTTTCTCTTATGGTTTCACGAATATCTTTTGAAATAATCATTGCCCTTGGGACTGTGATGCGTATTTCATCCAAATCATGCCGATTTGCTGTTTTTAGTTGGAATTCGAACAGGTCGTTTATTTGCTTTAATAGTTCGATCATGGCATGATTCCTTTCGCCTTGGAGATTGCGGCCTTGCACTGGTCAATCAACAAGCTATCTTGGTCGCCGAATGCGTCAACGATCGCCTGCAATGCGTCCAGCATATCGGGCGCGGCGGAAATGATGTCTGCGTTGGCAAGATTGCCACTGTGGAGGGCGCAAATCTCATTTTTGCCGTGTTTAATCAATCCCCATGTTGGATCGTGTTTCCAAGGGCCGGAAGTGTGGTCTGTTTTCATTTTATTCATTATTGGTTTATGTGTGTGTAGGGTGTGAGTTCTCATTTTCTTAAGATTCTTTTATTTAAATATTGATATGCTTTTATGAGTCTGGAAAATTCCGTTTCTGATATTGGCGCAACGCCTTCATGCAATGCGTCCCTAAATTTATTTCTTAATCGATTGGAATTTAGTTTCATTGTATTAGAGAAAGTGCTTTTTCAATGTCTCGGACTAATCCTCTTTTCACATGTTCAACGTATTTTTCGGACTCTTTTTTTATTCGCTCCGCTTGTTCCTCAGCATCCCTTACAATTCGCGCCGCTTGTTCCTTTGCAAAATTAATCGTGTTTTGCTCCATTTTTCGAGTCTCCGCCCATCCCATCTGAGGAAACATATCGCTTCGGATGTCTCGTTCAATGTATGGGATTTGATCTTTTAACCATGGCCCACAATAAGAATCTGGCCCCAGCGTTTCCGCGCACGTTGTCAGAAGGTAAATTTCGTCTTGTTTTGTCATATGTTTAATTTTGTTTGCTGTATTGAAAAGAAGAGGAAAGCTTGTTCATTTTTTAATCCTTTTTTTATCAATCTGAAAAGTAGTGTGACCCCATTTTGTTCTGCAAATTCTCAAAGCATCGTCAAAATTTAAGGCCTCAATTTCACCCCTAAAAATACTCCAATCTTGATAAATGGAATATGTTTTAATTTTTTCGAATGGGATTATATATTTAATTTTCATTTTTTTATTTTGGGATTAAAACAAAATGAAGGGTTAGTGATTCAGAAAGAACCAAATTGTGCCGTTGTCATCCTCGCTAGTTGCGTAGTCGTAACGAAGATTGCAATTCCATGAAGCTTCCCAATCAATGATTACCCAGCTAGGGAAATCTTTGGGAATGTCTCCGCAATCTTCGGCCATGCGCTCCGCAAACTCCGCGAATGAATCAGCCGTTCCGTAGAATGCGTCTTCTGCCTGTTCAATCGTCAAACCATCGCATCCAATAGCGTCACAGTATTGAGCGAGTAACTGACGGTCGTGTTCATCCAATTCCAGCCAATCCCACAACTCATCCGCAAATCCAGACTCTCCGTAAAACTCACGCGGGAAATTTTGGAAGTCTTGAAACATGAACTCGGGATCTGACTCGTCGCTGTGCAATTCTTTGCAGGCCTCATAAAAAGATTCTTTACTGTGGCCCTCAAGACTAACCCAAGCGCCGGCAATGCTGCCGTTGTTGTATTTGTTATACGTGCCGACGTAAACCGCAGGCTCGTTACTGGTGATGATGCTTTTCTTTTCGATGGTGTTCATATATATTTATTTGATTGATGTTGGATGTTCTGGGGGGAACAAAGATTAAGCAAAAAAAGCAGGTGAGAAAACAGCATTCGAACCACCGCGCTTCGCGTCACGAACAATCTTCAACGAGCCGCGCACGTTGTCACCCCGGCGAAGCCAAGCCGCATGATTTGGCTCATATTGGTTAAAAGTATAGCTATTGTTTTTAGTAATTATTGCGCCGGGGTTCCCGTTGAAATCATGGGCGAATAAGTTAGTAATGCGTTCTGGTTTGTTCATGGTATTTATTTATTTGATTTTTTTCGACTCAGGAACCGTTCCTGAATCTGTGAACATCATCGCATTTCCTCGCGAATCACCAAGAAAAAAGTGAAAATTTATTTTCACAGTCCATCATTTTTCGTGTTGACATTATATCAAAAACTCTGAGAACCGCATAAACACTACGTTCGCGGGCATCGATGAAAATATATTTTCTCGAAATTATTTTTCAGAAACATTTGCGCGAATTTAAAATTGATCCATACTCTCCGCATCAATTCGCAAACGGGATTATCCCGATTGCATAAATCAATTTCCATGCCAAGTTTAAAATTCAAAAACTATGCCAAGTTTGAAAATATTATTTTCCATGCCATGTTGATAACTTCACAAAATTATTATCATACCAAGTTATCAAGACTATTGAACGCGAAGCAAAGGCCCGAATTTGAGCCAGCGAAAATAGAGGAGCTTCTGCGTAGCTCATTTTAAACAGCCTCAAATCTCAATCGTCAAGAACTAAATTACAATGTCAGACAAAAAAGAATCCATCACATATTCCGAACAGAAAGCTAATGAGATTTGCCAGATGATTGAATCTGGAATGAGTTTAGTATCAATTTGCTCTCTCGATGATATGCCGAGAATCTCAACCGTGTATGACTGGATTGACAAACTGCCGGATTTAGCTGATAGATACGCCCGTGCGAGACAGAGGCAGGCCGACACGCTAGCGAGTATGGTAATGACTGAAGCATTTAACGCTAATGACGCGCAAATCGGCAGATTGCGGATTGACGCGTTGAAATGGACTGCCTCGAAACTCGCTCCGAAAAAGTATGGAGATAAAATCGAAGTTGAGACTCAATCTCAACAGAATTTCAAGATAAGCTTTACAGTGCCAGATCGTGACAATGCCGCGCTTTTAGAACCCTCCACGATTGCTTTAAATGCCATCACGGCGCCAGTGCCGCGGATTATAGACGTATCGACTGAAAGCATACCCGAAAGCGCCGATTTGCAAGCTTCGGGCGACATTAGCGCGGATAAGGTATAATGACGCTGGCAGCATTACGCCATCCGCATTCAATAAGATTTGCCGATGCGCATTCAATAAGATTTAAAATGACACCAAACAACGAACAACAAGAACCACAAGAAACCATGAACCGAACTACAGATCCAAAAGACTATCGACAATTTGTGCGAACCCTATGCAAAGCAGGAAGCATCATTGCTGCCGAAATGACTCCCGACGATGCTCATAAACTCCATATGGCTGTTGGCGCATCCGGTGAAGCAGGCGAACTACTGGACGCAATCAAGAAGGCAGTCATTTATCGAAAGCCTCTCGACATTGATAACGTGCGGGAAGAATGCGGAGACATCCTTTTTTATGTCACTGGCCTACTCGATTCAATCGGATGCGGACTGGATGAGATAATCACGGAAAACATGGGGAAGCTTTCCATGCGCTATCAGTCGCTTTCATTTTCCAATCATGCCGCTATCACTCGCGCCGATAAGCAGCCTGCCGCAGCAGATAAAAACCATGGCAGCGAAGTGAAAGCACCAGCACCAGAAGATGATTTTGAGGAGATCATTATTGAACGCACTTGCAACATTGACGATGAAACGTGTGAATCATGCCAGTAAATAACATGAGCGAACAAGACGACACCGAATTCGATCCGAATGAATTTATTGAAAGCCTCGATATGGTAGCTTCATGGCTTCATGAAATACTGGTAAACAATGGTAGCGATGAAATAAACGACGAGGGCGGATTAGCGTATAAAGACTATGAACCGGCAACACAAACAGCCATAGCCTCCGCATTTGCATACGCTAGGATTCTTCGCGTCCTATCCGCTGAAATCTTTCAGCTTCACCAAGGCGACATCAGCGAAGAACAGTTCCATCATGCAATCGATGAGGGTATGGACAGACTAGAAGAATCAAGCCCATTCAGTGACGAAGAAAAATGAACATTGAAAGCAAAATTCAGAAGCTAGCAGCCGAGTATCACAAGTTAATCGGAGGCGACCACCATAAAGATCGCGATTGCCACTGGCATATTAACGTAACATGGAGTTATGGAGAGCCTGCCCGTTATTTCGTGCGGCATAAAGGCTACGTGTATGAAGACGTAGAAATTCCGTGCGGATGCTATGCCGAAGCATTAGACAAACTGCACGAGGAATTAAAGCGAGCAGTAGAACTCGAAAAGATAAGAGCAGAACAAGAGGAAGGAATAAGTTTTCCCGATTATTTACCAAGTGGAAACAAGACGGGATTTGAGCTATGAACTGGGGAGAATATGCAATTGAATTGGCAGAAGTTGCCAAGTTGAAATCAAAGGATCCATGGCTACAAGTCGGGGCAGCATTATTACGACACGATAACACAGTGGCAGGAATTGGATTTAATGGTTTCCCGTCTGGCATGGAGGAAGACTGGACAGATAGAGAGAATCGGAGTCTTTACGTGATCCATGCCGAACAAAATGCAATGCGATATGTTAAGCCCGGAGAATGCTATCTGCTAGCAACTACAACGCTGCCCTGCAATAATTGTTTGAAGATTATCGCAAGTTATGGAATCAAGACAGTGATTTATCGATATGTTTACGAAAGAGACGACAGCACATTGAAACTTGCGGAAGATTTCGGAATTGATTTAATAAGATTATGAACGAAGAAGAAGAACTGAAACAGACAATAAAAGCATTGCGAAAGAATCTGAGGGAAGATAATGCAAGGATGGACATCATGGAAAATATGATTGAAGAAGCAAAAATAGCTTTTTACGCTGGGAAACCAGCTTCGGAAATATACAACATACTAACGAGAGAGAATAAATAAATGAGATTCCATTGTCTTTCACTTCCTCACACAGTAACGAGTAAAGAGTTTAACGCCTGTGCATATACGCAGAAAGTTGTAAAATTCGGAAAGATGATGACATCACGTGGGCATGAGGTCATACACTATGGGCATGAAGATAGCGTTCTGGACTGCACAGAACACGTCTCTGTTCTGACCAACGAAGATTGGTTAGTCGCGTATGGATCGCATGACTGGCGCAAGACGTTCTTCAAGTTCGACACTGGCGACTACGCTTACCAGACTTTTTATCGCAACGCGATTTGGGAAGTCGGCAGGCGCAAGCAGAAGCATGATTTCATCTTGCCATTCTGGGGTAGTGGAGTCAGACCAGTCTGTGACGCTCATTCTGATTTAATTTGCGTAGAACCCGGCATTGGATATGCGGGTGGACACTGGGCAAGGTGGAAAGTATGGGAAAGCTATGCAATTTATCACGCCTATTGCGGGTTAAAGAATGTAGGGAACTGTAACCAAGATTGGTATGACGTAGTGATTCCAAATTATTTTGATGCCGAAGATTTCGACTTCGTGAGTAAAAAAGAAGATTACTTCTTATATCTCGGCAGGGTTTATTCTGGAAAGGGCGTTGATGTCGCTATACAAGCCACAGAACGCGCAGGAGTCAAATTGGTGATAGCAGGGCAGAAGGAGGAGGGATACAAGCTTCCAGACCATGTGGAGTATGTTGGCTATGCAGATGTTGCAACGCGCAAGAAGCTCATGGCAGGCGCAAGAGCATCGTTCCTTCCATCCATGTATGTCGAGCCATTCGGTGGTGTTCAGATTGAGAACCTGCTATCAGGCACACCTACCATCACGACAGATTGGGGCAGCTTCGCAGAAAATAACCTACATGGAATTACAGGTTATCGCTGTAGAACGATGGGTGACTTCGTAGATGCTATCAAAAATATTGATAAGATTAAACCACATGACTGCCGAGCATTTGGAGAAAACTTTACATTGCAGGCAGTAGCTCCAATGTATGAGAAATACTTCAGCGATGTGTTGGATGTTTACGAAGGTAAGGGATGGTATGCAGACGGAAACGGAATTAACGCAATGGAGAAATTTTATCCAAGCAAGTATGATTATTCGGTATACTAGATAAAACGCAGATACACGCTAAATAAAATATGAGTAACTACACATTTGAATCTAAATATTGGGGAAATTGCTGCAATACTTTTGACGAAGATCAAAAACACTATGTTTATGCTCGCTACATGGGTCTGAAGCAGGTTGGCTACTCGTTTGACGTAGAAGGCAAAAAAATTATCGACATTGGTGGTGGGCCTACATCGATGCTGCTCAAGACGATTAACCTTGGCGCAGGATTGATTGTTGACCCGTTGGAGTATCCCAAGTGGACGTATGACCGATATGCGGCGAAGGGAATTGATTGTTTGGTATTCCGTGGAGAAGATGTAATTGAAGAAGGGTTTGATGAGTGCTGGATTTACAATTGTCTTCAGCACACAGATGATCCAGAGTTAATTATTCAAAACGCATTGAAGTCAGCAAAAACATTGCGTTTGTTTGAGTGGATTGACATTCCTGCACATGACGGGCATCCTGTTGAATTAACACGGGAAAATTTA